GTATTCATGAAATATACCGTCATGTGGTTAATCTCCATGAACTCTGATTGCGTTAAAACTTCAAGCTGCCTTGCCATCTGTGCTTTTCCATAGGTCTGATACAGTAGATCTCTGGAAAGGGACACTGTGCGTAAAGGGCTTCACGCTTCAACTGCTCTAAAATTGGGTTTTCGTTCATGCTAAACTCCTACCTCTCCTTATCAATTTATTTTTTTGGAGGGGCAGATAACTCTACTCCGTCTACTGCATCTTATTGGATTCACAATCCATAAGAGCCCTATACATATAGCCAAGAATGTACATTTTATCTTTTTCGGAAAGCTTCTTGTAGTCATCAATCGACCTGATGATAAGTTCCTTCTTTTCGTTTGGCATGTAGAACCTCCTTTCTTAAATTATGGTTTTGTGGTATCCTTTCTATACAGGCGTGCAGCGCCGAGTACAAATAAAAGGATAATTTCATGAGCAACCTATCTTATAAAGATATATTACTTTCATTTTCAGAGCATATAATACTTATAAAAATACGCTTCTTCGGCGCAAGTTCTAAATATGCCCTTAGCGATAACCGTAGATTTTTAAGAAGATATGGTTTGGTTGAGCTATCGCCACATTTTAAAAACAGATACCGTCTAAGCGATAACGGAAAAATGTATTTAAGATACCGTTTCCACTCATTCTGGAAATTTGCCATACCCACCATCATATCAGTAATTGCACTATTCGGAGGATATGACGTATACACCAATCCAGTATTGAAGGAACTATTAGAAGCAATAGCGTCATTGTTTGCACACATAATGGAAATTCTGGGTATCGGTTAATAAATGGAACTCCGTTTAACCGTCCGTATTAATCAGCTCCTTATGTAAAACCCGCAGCTCTTTTGGCTCCATCTTTGTGCCCTGTTCATGCAATGCGTCCAGAAGCTCGTAATAGCGGTCGTCTGGTTGTTTTTTTATTTTCCTTACTCCCTTTATTCGTTATACGATTATTGTATACCGTTATACGGATTTTGTCAATACTTTTTCTTGACTTGTTTGTCGTTCTACGATATAATCCAAATAGAAAGGAGGGGCTATGGAATCTATAGGTAAACGCATTAGATATTTAAGAAAAGAGATATTAGATATAACTCAAAAGGAATTTGGTTCTCAAATAGGGTTAAAACCGAATTCGGTCAGTGATATAGAAAGCGGAAAGAATACCGCAACAGAGCAAACAATTAAAGCTATCTGCCGGGAGTTCAAGGTCCGTTACCAATGGCTTACAGAAGGCATAGAACCCATGTATGAGGAATTAGATTCCGACTGTATGAACCGGATAGATGCTATCATGACTGGGGAGAATGAATTCGCCAAAAACCTATTCAAGGCATTCTCGAAGCTTGATACGGACGAATGGAAAATGCTTGAGAAAATAATTCAAAGTTTAAAGGGGGGATAAGGGCGTATAATCGCCCCTATCTGTGTATGTAAAGATATTCTGATAAATCATAGATACGCTTTAGCGATTCTACATCTTTAACTTTATCCAAAATATTTACAATTTTTTCCCTGTGCCATTCTGCGGAGTTACTAACAATCTTTTCCCGATATTCATTTTTACCTTCCATATCTACCTCCTTCATATTATCATTATATGGATATTAACTGGAGACGGAGACCGGTATAGCACCCAAGCCAATATTCCCGAATTATCCCCTGCAAAAAGGGTGATTGCAGAAATCAAGAAAATGTCAGAAGCAGACCTGATGCTGTAAAAGTATTTATCAATTCCCTAGGCGAATATAAAAAAGCATTCAATACATCTGACAAAATCTCCTCACACAATTCTGAAGATTGATGCAGGTACATCCTCTTGCCTGCTTTTTTCTATATTTTTAAATCCTCCCTTGACAATACGTGTAATACGTGTTATACTATTTTTGTAAGGAGGTGGAACATGAAAGACAAAGAGCTGCTAAAGCTTTTGAAGAAAAATGGATGGAACATAGTCAGAATCAACGGCAGCCATCATGTTCTTCAAAAAGATGGGAAAACTACTGTGGTTCCCTTACATGGTAAAGATGTTCCTATCGGCTTACTCAATAGTATTCTTAAGGAGACAGGGCTGAAATAGCCCTCCTCTCCTTAAACCATAAGGAGGTATGTTTATGCTGTTTGTGTATCCCGCAATCTTCCACAAAGAAGAGAACTCATATTGGGTTGAATTTCCCGATTTGGAGGGCTGCCACACCTACGGTAGTTCTGTCAATGAAACCATGGAAGCGGCACAGGAAGCTTTAGCCGCGTATCTTCTCACTCTATTGGAGCAGGAGAAAGCGATTGCCACTCCCTCTGATATTTCTGCAATTCATACGGACGATGGTTTTTCCTCCCTTGTGTCTTGTGACATTAACCAGTATAAGGACACGAAGGCGGTAAAAAAGACTTTAACCATACCGTCATGGCTGAATGACCGCGCCATTTCTATGGGGATAAATTTTTCACAGGTATTACAGGAAGCTCTTCTCTCCAAAATACAAGCATAGTATTTAATCACCAGCCCCGATTTCACATGGAATCGGGGCAACTCCTTATCTGATTATAAAAAATCTGTTTTCCAAGCCAAAATACCCATTTTTGCGGAAAATAATCCTTCTATTGTGCTTCTTGTCTATCTTTCTCACTTCCTATTCTATTGTAATGTGCCGAGTGTTATTCATCACCCCTTATTTACTCCTATGAGTGATTTATATTATTATAATACACTCATAGGAGTTTATTGTCAACCATTTTTTTACTCAATCGAGTAAAATACTCCTTGTTTTTTTTACTCATATATGCTATTCTTCATTTAGAGAGGTGGTGTAATATGGATTTTTTAGAAAAACTAAATCTTCTAATGAAAAGAGACAACTATAATAAAAATTCATTATCAAAGGCCAGCGGTATACCTTATACGACCATAGATAACTGGTATAAGAGAGGATATGATAATCTCCAATTACCTACTGTAAAAAGACTTTGCTCTTTTTTCAATACATCTTTAGATTTTTGGTTAAAAGAAGAAGTTACGGATCCAGACTATGGCAAAGCTATGGGATTTAAAATAACTTTAAAAGAAATGGAACATATTAAAAAGTATCGTACTCTTGATCCCCGCAGTCAATCCCATGTAGACACAGTGTTAGAATGGGAAGCGGAGCGGGTAAAACAGCTTCAATTAACAAAAAAACCGCTTGGAAGCCCCACCGCCACTATTATAGAAATTCAGCCCCGCCCCATTACCAATGTCAGACTGACAGAATATTTCCACAGCGTATCTGCTGGAGCAGGGGTATTCATCCTTGGGAATGAATCGACTGAAAAAATATCCGTCCCAGCCACACCTGAAAATGAAATTGTGGATTATGTGATTAAGGTATCTGGCAATTCCATGGAACCTGATTATCACGACGGGGATAATGTAATGGTTTCACAGAAACTTGAAATGAATCGGGGGGATGTTGGGATCTTTGTTGTCAACGGAAATGCCTATATCAAAGAATACGGCGAGACAGAATTAATCTCACGCAATCCTGACGCAGATAATATCCGGATAGCCGAATACGATAATATCGTTTGTATGGGAAAGGTTGTCGGGAAACTTGAAGAGCCTTATGAAATCACCAGTGATTAAACTGTTATGGAGCTATGATTAAACTTATCAGGAAAAGAGGAGATTATCCATGGCGCTAACACAAAAAGAAATCTATACAGTCAAAGACATCTACGCTTTGCCCGAGGGACAGCGGGCGGAGCTGATTGATGGGCAGCTCTATAATATGGCTCCTCCAAAGAGGATACATCAAAAGCTTATAAACCGCCTGTCTCAAACGATTACAAATTATATTGATTCAAAGCATGGTAGCTGTGAAGTCTATCCCGCTCCATTTGCGGTCTTTCTAAATGCTGATGATACAAACTATGTGGAACCAGACCTTTCCATAATTTGTGACAAAGATAAGCTGGATGAATACGGATGCAATGGAGCCCCGGATTGGGTTATTGAGATCGTCTCCCCCAGCACGGAACGTATGGACTACGGGATAAAGCTTTTTAAATACCGATCCGCAGGCGTACGGGAATATTGGATCATAAATCCTATAAACCGTACCGTCAACATCTATGATTTCCAAAGTAATGAAAAGACCGGCCAATACAGCTTTGATAATACTATCATTTCTTGTATTTATGATGATTTGAATATTAGAATAGCTGATTTGCTTTTATAGAATGGAGAAATCCGTTTGATAGAAAGCCAGCACAAAAATACTATACGGAATTTATAAAAAACAACAGACATAAGATTTAACAGCAACTTCCGAAGACATATCGCAATCTCAACTTGCATATGCTATCATTCCAAGGAGATGATCCCATGTATCTGATTTATCTGAGAAAAAGCCGCGCCGACCGTGAATCAGAAGCCCGCGGGGAAGGTGAAACGCTGGCCCGCCATGAAAAAGCGCTCACCGAGCTGGCCGCCCGGATGCACCTCCCTGTCGGCGCCGTCTACAAAGAAATCGTTTCGGGCGAGACGATTTCCGCCCGTCCGTGGATGCAGAGGCTTCTGATTGAAGTCATGCAGGGCCAGTGGGAAGGCGTGCTGGTGATGGAGGTGGAACGTCTTGCCAGAGGCGATACAAAGGACCAGGGAACCGTTTCCGAGGCTTTTAAATTCAGCAACACCAAAATCATAACCCCATCAAAGACCTTTGATCCGTCTAATGAATTTGACGAGGAATATTTTGAATTCAACCTGTTCATGTCCCGGCGCGAATACAAAACAATTAACCGACGGATTCAGCGCGGAAGAATGGCCGCCTTTCAGGATGGATGGTACATCTCAGGAACTGCCCCCTATGGCTATGAAAAGGTAAAGAAAAAAGAAAATAAGGGCTATGTTCTGGAAATTGTTCCGGACGAAGCCAAGGTAGTACGCCTGATCTACCATCTCTATACGCATGGAGAAGCGCAGAGTGACGGAAGCCTTCAGCCCCTTGGCTCCTATCAGATTCGGGACCGGCTCAATCATCTTTGCATCCCCTCCCGGAGCGGCGGCGCATGGTCCGCCTCATCTGTACTGGATATCCTTCGCAACCCGGTCTATGCCGGCTTTCAGCGATGGAGCTGGCGCAAGATACAGAAAAAAATAGTTGACGGCCGGATCGTAGAGACCCGCCCAAAAGACGACGCCTGCCTGAAAGTCCGGGGCCGCTTTGAGTCCATCATAACCGAATCGCAATACGCAGAGGCCCAGCGCATCCGAACCGAAAAGCCGCTCCCAAAGAATGGAAGCAATACCCTTCAGAACCCTCTGTCCGGCCTGATTTTCTGCTCCAAATGCGGTTCCCTGATGACCAGGGCTTCCAGCAACACAAAGACCAATTATCACGTACTTCGCTGCCCCAACACACAATGCAACAATATCTCCGCCCCTCTTCTGCTGATCGAAAAGAAACTGCTGGCCAGTATTGCCTCGTGGATACCAAAATATGAGCTGGAGTGGCCGGAGGAAACGCCAAAAAATTCTGCGTCCATCATTTCCTTCAGGGAAAATGCCTATAAAAATATCCTGCAGGATTATACACAGGCCGAGAAACAGCTCTCTAATACCTTTGATCTTCTGGAGCAGGGAGTATACGATATTAAGACCTTCCAGGAACGCCGGCGGGTACTTGAAGAAAAAAAGAGCGCCCTGGAGACGGAAATGACACGCCTGAAAAAGGACTACGACGATGCCAAAGCCAGAGAAAAAGCACGGCAGGACTTCATCCCCAAGGTCAAAAGCCTGATAGAGGTTTACTGGACCGTTGAAGACGCTCCCACCCGGAACAAAATGCTTAAGGAGGTTTTACAGAAGGTTGACTATCTGAAAGAAACCCGAAACAAAAAAGGGCAGGGGAAAACAGCAAATTTTTTTCTCCATCTGTATCCGCGTATCCCAAAAGACCTGTAAATCGAATCCAAAATTAAAAAATTTCAAACAGGGCATATTGCAATCTCAATTTGCATATGCTATAATGCCAATAGGCAAAAAGACAAGATAGCTCTGCGTGAGCAAAAAGGACGAGTCCCCGAATGTACGGCTATACAATCGGGGACTCTATTTCTTTTTGCATCCGCGCATCCCAAAAAGCTTGTAAAATCAATGGATATTTTACCATAAAGCTATCGGTTCATATGTATATGAGCCGATAGATTTATGGTAATATTAATCACAGCCATACGGCTTGACCACCGGCTCTGTCGGTGGTCTGGATAAGCCCCTCCAGGGCATTTTTCGGTACCGCCTATAGGCGGTGTCTAAGCAACCTCTTTTTCGGTTCTGCCGTAAGATCCGGTAAAATAACGGCGGCTGTCATTATTTCATATCCTAATGTTGAATATAGGCGTTTTACCTCCGCCGCTATGTACGCGGGTTCTACCCTTGCGCATTCCAGGCTTCCTATAACATTTTTTACCATTATGCTTGCGGAGGACAGGGAAAGACGCCCGGACTGAACCTTCCGCTTTGTCTCATTCTGCTGAACGGCTTTAAAATAAGATTTCACAAGCTGGCGCTGAACATTCCAGGCTAAATCATCAGTAAAAGACTTTACCAGCATGAGGTAGCCGGATTCTGTGACAAGGGTTACTTTTTCCGGAACACCACCTTGTGGTCTTTCAATACCAAGTGTCCGAATTTCGGACGGCTGGGTTAAAACAAAGAAATCTTCGCCTTCAACGAAATGATTCTTGTTATCATTAAATCTCTTTCTGGCTGTTCCATCTGCTCTTTCATGTACGGTATCAATATCCTTAAAAGTAACTACTCTCTGCCCGTTGAAATCCTTGATGGCTACATTCTGATTGTTCACTTTTACTACTTTTCCCGACATAACAAAATCTTCCTTTCTAAAAAATTCTTGTTTTTCCAGAAAAGAAATGTTATACTGAATATATAAGTCCTTTCTGGATTTGTTGATTGAGCAAACGCATTGCCGGTCAAAGCTTCTGTGTTTGCTCTTTTTTAGTTTCAAGTTCCTTTTTCACAAGATCAGATACATACTGTGTCAACGACTTATTCTGTCGTATCGCCTCAATTTTGGCTTCTTTCTGTAACTCATCTTCTAATTTTACACTACTATTAAGGAGTTGAACCTATGGCTATTGGCGAAAAAATTAAAATTATTCGCAAGGCACGCCAAGTAACACAGAAACAGCTTGGCGTAGTGACTGGATTGGCTGAAATAACAATACGGCAATATGAAGCAAATAAATACGCTCTCAGTGTAGAAAACCTGAGAAAAATAGCATCTGCTCTCGGCGTTAGTTTATCCGAGTTTTTGGAGGCCGGTCAAATATTGCGAGAATACAATCCCGATGATGACACTTGGAACTCTCTTATTATGGATGAACATGGCAATTTAACCGAGTTAAGCAGGCTACTATAATAAAACGGCAAGTTTCCCTGCCGCCTTGTATCACAGAATCTTCTCGTGAGGAACGGCATCACTGCCGCCTCTTGTCGTGGGAGATTTTTCAAAAGAAAAGAGCGGTGGCAAGTCCCGCTCTCATTTTTATTCCTTTTCTTTATCTTCCTTTACTGCTAAATCGATCAGTCCATCTGAATGTTTTCTGATCTCCCGATTCAGTTCGTGTACTTCCTCAATGGATGTGCATTTATCTGTTGCTGTGGTTATTAACCATGTTAAAAACCTTACCTGTTTATCTGTCATTATCTCCATTCCTGCCTCTCTTTCCGTATTTCAGATTTACTTGCCCCATCTGATAATATCATTATAAACTAATTTTGGTTTATTGTCAACGAAAAAATTAAATTTTTTTTGGTTTATTTTCTACATACTTTATTATATTTCCCGGTTGCATATCTAATAATTCACAAAGCTGTTCCAATGTCTTTATTCCTATCATTTCCCCTTTTCTCAACTTCTGCATAGCGGATTGACTAAGTATATTTTCCCTTAATATTCTAGTGCTATTATACCCTGATTCCTTCAGCGTTTCTATCACATCTATTTTATATGCCAGCATAAATGAACCTCCTTTCTTCCATTCTAATTTGATATTAAATAAAAGTCAAGAAAAATAATCCAAATAAAGTTTAAAAGTATTTGACATTAAACCAATATTGGTTTATAATAGATTTATCAAAGGAATGGAGGACATGGAAAATGACAAGAAAAGATTTAGCAAAAAAGAAAATTGATAGATTGGAAAACATGCAGCAAGCGCTGGAAATGATAAATATCCTTAACTACGATGAATGCTTAGCCGTTCTTAACGGTGTACATAGGATGCCATCCGTAATGCACAAAGCTCTTATAGACAGGGCAAAGTCATTAAAAGGAGTCACTTATGAGCTGATAGTTGCAGGGATACAGGCGGTTGTAAATTGTTAGATATCATCCACCCGGCAGGGTTGCGCCGGGAGAAAGAAGGTAAGAGATGAAGGCAAAAGATGTTTTAGAAGTCTGGACTGGATGGGATTCACCTGATATTTTCGAGATTAGGGAAACAACGCCAAAAAGGAAAATTATTTCTCGCCACTTTATGTGTGGAGCGGAACTTATAAAAAGCCCTTTTGGAGAACGCGAATTAAAGCGATTTGGGTCTTTTGGTAAGAAGGCAGACGGAACCTGGAAACATTACATTGAAATTGTTGCTGATTGATTAATTCCATCCCGTCCCTGCCGGGTAATGCAGGGAGAAAGCGAGGGAGATATGACAGATAAAGAAGTATGCAAAATTTTAGGGGATAGGGCGGCAGAACTGACCGAAAAAGAGGAAGTCCAGAAGAAAATGCTCGAAATACTCCAAAAAGAAAGCAAAGAAGCGGCAGAGAAATGGGTTTACAGTCTTGCTATTGCGACTCTTTGTATAACACCAAAAGAATTTGAACAATATGTAAAGGAACAGGCGGCAGGATAAAACCTACCGCCCTTTTTTACTATTCCTTCACATCCCATACACGCAGGGCCCCATAATCCGTACTGTGCCAGCACGCGCCCTCCAGCGGCCCGCCCGGCGTATTGTCCAGGAAATACCATTCCCCCGGATCGTCCGGCCCCAATACGTGGCTGCCGTCCCAGCGCTGCCAGCCAGTAAGCATGTACCCGTCTTTTCCAAACAGATACCAGTGATGATTGATGAGCAACCATTTATTTGCTGCCCACAGGCCGTTATCCTCTTTATACCTGTATTTCCCCTGTGCATCCTTTTCCCATCCTGTTTCTGCAGGTCCTGGGGCTTCCGGGGCCGTTGCTTTGGATGCATAGTCAGGGATGCCGTAGCCCCTGATATACCGTCCGTTTACATCTATCTCCCTGTACTCAACAGCATCGTTTTTATTGCCCTCAATTACCTTGGCTTTACCCCCTGATACCGTTACCACGATGCCAACATGATCCGGCCAGCCCGCGCAGTCCCCCGCGCCGCTGTCGTCCCAGTCATAAAAGATATAATCCCCCGGCGATGGAATATAAGCATCATCCTCCACCCACCGGCCCATCTTACGGAATAATTCGATCATCTGCCCGCATCCGCACTCCACAGGGATAATATCCGTATATCCGGCAGCGATGGCCGCAGCTGATCCAAAAGTTGCACACCAGGCGTCTGTGTACTTTACCCTGTATCCCCTGGCGAGGGGAGCATGTCCATTGTAGATGTCTATAATCTCCCGGTGCGAGCCGTCTGACTCTTTGCGTCCACACCATTGTGTGGCAACTGAGACTAATTTCTGCCTTGCCTGCGCTTCTGTTATGCCGCCTCCAGCCATTTTTCCGGAACAACGCCTGTAAATCTCCCGGCCATAGCCTGCGCGTTTTTGTTTTACTGCCTCTGACTGATCGGCCGGCCTCTCATACTGAGTTAATACAATGTCCGAAGCTGCCCGGATATCTGTCGCCGTTTTCAGTGCCATAAGGACACCTTTATAGTGCGCTTTCAGCTCATAAAGCGCAAATTTAAGCTGCATAGCGGCATCGCCGACAGACTTGCCGGCCGCCTGTGCAAACTCCAAAAGCCCTTTCTTCCGCGCCCGGTGTGTCCATTGTGCCAGCCCGTACCCCGCGCAGTCCCGGACAAAACCTGTATAGCTTCCAGAATCCACCGCCGCCGTATAGGTATCATCTGTAAACCCAAGCTTTTTCTCATAACTGTTCTGCAGGTTCCGGGGATTCAGCCCGCTTTCGGCCTGGAAATGCCCAAGGAGGGCGGCCGCCCCGTATTCGGATAAACCTTCTGCTACAAGCAAATCAAACATCTGTTTTTCTGTCATATCTTTCCTTTCCGGATCAGAAAAAGCCCGGGCTTTTACACCCGGGCTTTATATCTGAGTATCCTACTGTCATTTTCCTTCTTTCGCCGGCCCGCTCGCTTCCGGCGTCTGCGGGTGCAGGAGCGGAGGCTGCGATTTTGCCGTCAATGCCGGATCCGTAGCCGGGCCTCTTCCCTGGCCGCGCTCTGAACCGCCCTCCCCGGCGCATGTGCAGTCGGTGTCGGGTGTCCTGTGGGTGTAATGGTTTACATCGTTGATTTTGTGTTTTCTGCAATTGTCTGCCATGGTTTGGTTCTCCTTTTCTCTGTTAAAATTTTATATAACAAAGGGGAGCGGATCCTTCGCTCCCCCGGGTTACCCTGCTATACAGCCTGTTCAGGCATTTTTCCGGTTTTCCCGCCGGTCTTTCCTGTACTGCGCCCTGTCCCAGATTTCCTTAACGCGCTCCCAGCCGTCCATGGCCACCAGCGCCACAATAAAGGCGGCCATGACACATGCAAACATCATGTGCCATTCCACCGTCTGCCCCTGCCAGCGCATCACCGCCATAAAGGCAGCCGGGCAAAGCGCTATGGACAGGACGATGACCACGCAGGAGGTGGGGAGCTTCTCCAGGCCCGGCCAGGACTTAACCACCTCCGTAATCACGGATACGAAAAAAGCCATCACCCCGATGGCCATTAACGCATACGATATGTACTTCATCATTTCATTGATATCCATTGTCTTTTCTCCATTCCCTAAAACTCTACTTAAAAATCAGGGCCGAAGCCGCCCCGGCCACAGCCCCGAGCGCAGCGCCTACCAGGTTTTCCCAGCGCGCTGCCGGCTTTGCCTTAAGCTCCGCCACATCCGCTTTCACTTCCCCCACGTTTTCACTCAGGTGATGGATTTCCGCGGTCTGCGCCGCCATCTGTTCCGCCAGGCTGTGGACGGCATCCGCAATTCTTTCCATGTCGTCCACCCGGTGCTTAAGCGAGCCAATCTCTTTCCCATGCTCCGCAAGGGTAACTTCTATTTCCGTCTGGTTCATAGTGCCTCCTTTCTTTAAAATCAGCATGTATGCGGTTTAAGCATTTGTGAGGAATAACTCTTCGTATAGTACAGCACCGCCCAGCACTGTTGTATTACCAGAAGTTTTATGTTGAGCTGTTAAATAAATGTAATAATTTCCTGAAACGGATGAAATATCTAAAATCACAACTCCTGCAGTCAACTCTCCCGAATATTTCGTCAGGGATGCAAGAGCTGTAATACCTGCCGTCGTACCGATCCCTATCCGGCCGTAAAAACTCCCGCTCTTAATCTTTGCTTTTATATATTTATAATTTGTCAGGTTAAACGTCTGGTTAAGCCTCGCAAATCCTATTTTATCTCCGAATAAGGATGTATAGATGTACAGTATGCCATTTTTCACATCTGCATCATCAGCTCCAAGTGTCGTTGTCACCCCCGTCGTCTGTAAATTACTCCATGTACCATTTCTAAACAGGTACAGCGGGGATGAAGCGTAGCCCTCATACGTCCCGACAACGCCTCCCACCGTAACGCCTTTTTTGATATTGGCCGCCGTCAGGTTTGACACCGCGCTCACGGTAACGTTCCCTGTCATATATTTCCCGGAGCACGAAACAGTTTTTGCGGAGGCCCCCGGCGTGACGGTCTGCCCGGCCAGGCTGGCTATGTTCCCCGTCACCTTTGCCCCATTCACCCAGGCGGTCTTCCCGGACAGGATATGCCCTGCAGCCGCGTTCGCTGATGTCTGGCTGGCAAGGCTGTTTGCCGTCACTTTCCCGGCCCCGTTGTGGTATCCGGCGGGAATCGTATAGGATCCTCCCGCGTTCAGCGCCTGGCTCACAGCGCCCCGGTTTGCCATGTTCCCTGTCCGCTTTGTCTTTGCATCCGTATTGTAATAGGTCTGGCCGGAAAGCACATGGCTGTCGGCCGCCGTACCGGTAAGGGCCAGCATCCCGGTAAGGGGCTCCCCTTCCTTATCCACAATCACCTTCCCGGAGAGGACATCGCCGGC